TTATAAATCATCCATAAATTCTATCAAATTTTCTTCTTCACGCTGGTATGTCTCTTCTAATAAGTGCAGGTATACCGATTGTGTGACCAATGTTGAAGAATGTCCTAGTCGTTTCGATATATATTGAATACTGTATCCATTATGGATTAACACAGAAGCGTGCGTATGTCGTAATGCATGTGTGGTAATACTTTTGATATCTAATTTCTTGCATGCACTATTTAAAGCTTTATTTACAGAAGCATTGGTAATAATAGAACCATTTACTGTAAATACATAACCGTTAATGTCTGATGGACTTTCTTTAATAAATTTTCTAACCTTGTTTAAAGTTTTCGTATCAATGCTAACAGTACGATCTGATGTCGTTGTTTTTGTACCCGGTAAATGCACCTTATTATTTCCTACATAAAAATCTTCGCGTTTCATATTAACTACTTCAGAAAATCTAGCACCTGTTACAACCTGCATAAGCAAAACCAATGATGAAACAGTGTCTTTTTGTTCAAGATGATGTTTCAACTTTTTGTATTCAGTATAGCTTATATATTTTAACTCTTCACTTTTACTTGGATTAGACCCGCTTAATTGTGCTTTGAATGTGGGATTACGCAATACCAAACCTTCGTGGATCGCTTGGTGGAAACAATTACGAATAGAGCTATTTAACTTTCTCACGCCATCTATATTGTGATTGCTGCCATAATGATTTATGAACTGCTGGTAATCTGTAGGTGTAATATTTTTTAATAAAGTATTTTTGAAAAATTTCCTTATATGTGTATGCATCGCTTCATAGCGCGTTAATGTTTTAGCGGACACATGCGGTTTCTTTGTTACTTCATACCATTGTTTAAAATAGTCTGCAAAGATCACATCATTATTGATATTGTATCCGCGCTTTAAGTTATATTCCATATCAGTAGCATGTACCTTTGCTTCTTGTTTCGTACGGAATCCGCCTTTCTGATACTTTTTATATTTACCATCATCATCTTTATATGAAATGATATAGCGCCATGTTTTGCCATTCTTTTGTTTTTCGAATGAAGCCATTTAATCACCTTGCTTAATATTTAAGTTCGTTTGAATCATTGAGCTTATCAATTAGTTTATTGTAATCCTCTATATGTTTATCAGCTACTTTTTCATCTATTGAAGAAATTTCTTTTTGATGTTCCACTTCTCTTTTCTGTAATTGTACTTTTCTAATAAAATAATCATTTATAAATTTATAAATATATTCTCTATCATCATCAGTTAACTTTAACTTTCTAAAGTATTTAGCGTTATATTTATCATTAAGATGAAAACCTATGTCGTTAACAGGAAAAGTAAACTTTTTTTCGGTAGTGATGTTTTTTTCTCTTATATTCATAACATTAGGTGCATTGGCTGATAAAAAAGCATCAATTAATGAATCATCTTCTTTAAAGTATTTTCCATTAGTTAAATTATTAACTTTATTTTTCATATCATGTATTTCTTCACTGTTTTTAGCCAAACCATAAATATATGATTCTAAAAATTTTTGTGAAGGATTACTTTTATTGTCATTTTCTACAGATGATATATAAGTGTATGAAAAATTTATTAACTTTGCTAGTTCTCTTACTGTAACATTTTTTTCTTCTCGCAACTCTTTTAAAAGACTACCTAAACTAAATGAACTCAATTTATTCCCTCCATTTTGATTAACTATACTAAATATTATAACTAGAGAACAAAACTATTTACAAGAACCAAGTAAGATGATATCATTTAAATGTATCCTAGTTAAACTAATATAAATAACTAGGATACAAAGAGGAGGTGTAAGAAATGTATTTAACGGTCAAAGAAGTGTCTGAATTATTACGTCTCAACGAACATCACACTTACAAATTAATTAGAGAAAACGAAATACCAAGTATTCGTTTAGGACGTAAGATTTTAGTACCAAAACAAGCGCTAATGAATATGTTGAAAGAAAAAGAGGAGGTGTAACCAATGCTACAAGAAAAAGACTACACAACAACACTACTTGAACATAAGACACTGTGGACGATGTACGATCTAATGGCGCATACGAATAAAAGCAGAAATACATTATTGAAGAAGTTGTTGCTGAACCCAAAGCACCAATCGAAAATTGCAGAATTCACGCATGCACCAGCACATAAAAATGACCATTGGTCTTTTGTCGCTAAGTATATGAAGCAATACATCGAAGAAAATCACAATCGAATATTTTAGAAAGCAGGTAAGTAACATGAAAAAACAAGTAATTATTACGAAGTCGGTGCTTAACTGGTACAACATCAAGGATACTGACCACAATTTACTACTCAACATCGCACCAGACGTTTTTAAAGAGCATTTTCCAGAAGTCAGCGAAAATATTTATATTGCGTGCATGGAGTTGGAAATCAACAGAATTTTAGAACTTAAAAATAAGAAAAAGGTAGGTAATTAGGAATGAACGAACAACAAATACAAGTGCTTGATGACATTTACAATACATTGATTGCAGTAAGTGACGATGTAGCAACTGAGTACAAACATAAGATTAAAGATGGCGTGAATGAATGGTATGAAACTGTGAGCCGTGAGAAACATTTAGAATCAATTATTCAGTGGGCGGTACAGCAGATTGAAAATAATTTTGAAATTGTGGAGGAAAATTAAAGTGGATATTTCAGAAAATATAAAGAATATGAAACAAATAACGCTTAAATATGGTGAAAGCAAGTATGCGCTAGGTCGTGCTATTGCACATCAGGAAATGTTAGACGCATTAGCATTATATATGGTGACACAATTATCAGATGACAACGATGCGGAAGCATTCGAAAAATTTCAAATGATGATTAGGGACGAGCTGGAAATTGAAGAGAAAAACACAAAAATACACTTGGACGAACTCGATGTACTACTAAATGACAAAGGAGACAATGAATAATGAATTTGGATATTAGAAACTTATTTTATGAAATTGAAATTATCAAAAATAAATTTGAGAACTTAGCCCAAAAAAACGCGTGGTTCGGTGAAGATATTTTCAAATATGAAGATATGCCTAAAACAAAAGAACAATTATTACTTTATGCACATGGTTATAAAGAGGCAAATATTCATCATGAACAGATGTTAGATCTACTGTATTACTATTTATCTGACTTCGACAAAATTATTAGAAAGTTCCATGAAATAGAAAAAGCGCTATCTGACGAAAGTTTGACGACCGAATCAGATAACGCGTAAAAATGAATCACAAAAGAAAGGAGAAACCTCTCTATGTTTAATCTAAATTATGATGATGAACTTTATGTAATATTATATCAAAGTTTGACATCAAAAGGAACAGAAAACGTAAAAAATATTATGTGGTCTGACTGGTGCGAGTTTTTGACTCGTCCAGTTATCAGCCCTAATAAATATGCTAATGGTTTAGCGATTTATGGAGATGTTGACGAGGGTGTAGATGAGGAAACGGGTGAGATTTTGCAACATCGTAGAAAAGATAAAAATGTAATGTATCGACAAGTTTTTTCTTTGGACTATGACGATATCGACAATATGAACCGATTTCTAAATAACGTTAAAGATAAGATGAAACATTTTGCATATTTTATATATAGCACATTCAGACATCGTGATATACATGATGAGAATGATAAAAACTTACGTCCTAGGTTTCGTTTATTGATCCCTGTAGACGATATTTTAGAGCCTGACGAATACACAAAGTATGCTGGAGCATTATCAAGATATATTGGAGAAACGATTGATGAATCATGCTTTAAACCAATTCAATTATCCGCATTACCCGTTATAAGTAATAAAGACGCGCCATATCATTGGTATAACAATGATGCGCCTTTTATCACACGTGACCAATTAAATAATTGCCTTGCTAAGTTCCCTCTCAATGCAACTCAGAGCGAATCTCAGGATATTATAGTTAGATATAAGAGACGTGATAGCGCATATTGGCGTGATATTGCATTCGGAGTTAGTGAAGGTGAACGGAATCAAACCTTAGCTTCATTAATAGGTTATCTGTTGCGTAGATATGTAGATCAATATTTGGTCTATGGTCTGGTAAGTGCGTGGGCAATGACTTGTACACCGCCGATTGAACAAAAAGAAGTAAATAAAACATTCGAAAGTATTTTAAAAAGAGACAATCAAAATAAGAAGGGGGGGTTCTGATTGAGTGAAGTAACTAAAGAAGATGTATTCGAGTTAATCGAAAAAACTAGCTATATGACCAATAACGACGATTGGCGCAGTAAATTAAGACGAACAGCAACAACTAATGCATTAAAAAAGACAACAACTAACGCAGAGATTATTTTAGGCAACGATGAAAGTTTAAATAATTTAGTTCAATATGATGTATTTGAAAACGTTACTAAACTTAAACGCCTTCCTTACTGGCGTTCAAAAGACGATACAAATTACTATTGGGCTGACATTGATACAACGCATGTTATTTCTCATATAGACAGAGTTTATCATGTGCAGTTCAGCCGTGATGTTATGGATAGTGTTATAGAAAAAGAAGCCTATCAAAACAAATTCCACCCTATCAAGTCACTTATTGAAAGTAAACAATGGGACGGCGTAAAAAGAATAGAAACGCTCTTCATTGATTATTTAGGTGCAGAAGATACACATTATAACCGTGAAGTAGCTAAAAAATGGGTGATGGGAGCAATTGCCAGAATATACAAGCCCGGTATTAAATATGACACAATGGTTATTTTATACGGTAAACAAGGCGGGGGTAAATCAACACTGGCGAGCCGTATGGGTGGTCAATGGTATAACCAAAGTATTAATACATTCAAAGGTGATGAAGCCTACAAAAAGCTACAAGGTTCATGGATTTGTGAAATTGAAGAACTATCAGCCTTTCAAAAATCTACTATTGAAGATATTAAGAGTTTTATCAGTGCGGTTGTTGATATTTACAGAGCTTCTTATGGCAAACGTACTGAGAGACACCCACGTCAAAGTGTTTTTGTAGGTACAACGAACAATTATGAGTTTTTAAAAGATAAGACAGGTAATAGACGTTTCTTACCGGTTACTACTGATAAGGATAAATCGACTAAAAGCCCTTTTGATGATCTAACACCTGAGGTTGTTCAACAAATGTATGCAGAAGCTAAAGTATATTTTGATGAAAATCCTATCGATAAAGCATTGCTTTTAGACAAAGAAGCCTCAGAAACTGCTTTAGAAATGCAAGCAGAACATTCAGAGAAAGATACGCTTATCGGTGAAATAGAGGACTTCCTAGAGCAACCTCTACCATCTGATTATTGGTCGTTAAGTTTACATGATAAACAAATTTTATTCAATGGTGTAAATGGTACAAATTCAGATAATCACAGATTCTCTTTTTATAACGACGGTACTTTGTTCTCATTAGATGGTTCAAAGCCGGGTCAATATGTATGGCGTGATAAGGTTTGCAGTAAAGAAGTTTGGAAAGTGATGATGGGCAGAGATGACCAGCCTCAACCTCATCATTTACGTAAGATTGATGAAGCACTTAGAAATACACGCTATTGTGGGATAAGTAAAAAACAATCTCGATACGGCGAAGGGATAGGTAAACAATATGGATTCGATGTTGATATGTCTTCGTACTATTCTGAATTAATCAATATAAAGTCATAAGAGCAAGACAGTAAGACAGATATAAGACAGTTACAAGACACCTTCAATACTTTATGGGAGTAAGTGCCACGCTATAACTGTCTCGGTGTCTTATAAACTTTCCTCTAAACTTTAGAAAAATTGCTATATATTCTCAAAGTGTTCGTAGGAAATCATAAGACAGTAAGACAGTATAGCTCTATCCTTTGTGGCAGTAAGGTTTAAAGGTGTCTCATAGTTGTAACATGGCATAAGACAGTGAGACATTTAACAAGACAATGGAGGTTGAAAATGAACAAAAATAGATTAAAAAATAAAATCTTGGAATATATCAAGACTCATAAAGAAACATCATTTGTAGAAATAGAAAGGATATTTGAAGAAAACAACTTTGATTACAAAGGAGATATAGCATATTTAAGTGGAGAAAATACTAATGTTGTATTTTGGATTGGTTGGAATGATGAAGCGTTTAAGATAATTTCTGATTTAAAAAGAGAGGGTAATATAGAAATGACAATATGTCCACCAATATATTATATGATCGATGGTAAATGTTTAGAGTTACCAATTGTTAAATCAAAGAACATCAAAACAGAACATTGGTTACCGGTTGCTTTTACAGCCTTATAACACTTAAAACCTACCACAATTGGCGTCATTAAGCCTTTTGTGGTATAATTTAAGTAAATAATTAGAACCAGGTACTAAAATATAACGTGGACGATATAAGTAGAAAGCAGGTGAAAAAGTGCCGAAGTGGTTAGACAAGATACTTGGAATCAAACAATTAGAACAACAAGCAACAAAACAATATGAAATGTTGACCGGCAACTTTCGCGCATTAGGCAGTTTCAACGGGGACGCATGGAGCAATGAAATATATCGCAGTGCAGTTGATACCATCGCCCGACACATTGCCAAGTTATCCGGCAAGCATGTCGCAAATGGTATGCGTGATGATAACTATTCAAAAATCAATCGAATATTAAGCAATCGTCCGAATCCTTATATGAGCGGATATGACTTTTTATATAAAGTAGCTACTCATTACTATTTGTATAATAACGCTTTTATCTTAATCCAAAAGGACGCAAACGGTAATCTCAGCGGATTATATCCTTTATCAGCTTCAAGTGTTGAGTATGTGGTTGATGGTTCAGGTGAAATGTATTTGAAATTCCTATTTAACAGCGGTGATATTGTACATTTTCATCATTCAGAGGTAGCGGTGTTACGTCGTCATTTCAATTCAAATGAGTTATTAGGCGATACGAATGACGCAATCATGAACACGTTAGATCTTGCTTATACACAACAAGAAGGACTTAGCAATACCATTAAGAATTCAGCACAAATCAGAGGCTTATTAAAATACAATCAGACATTAGCACCTAAAAAGCTGAAAGAAGCTAAAGACGAATTTATGAACAACTATATGACAATGGATAATAACGGCGGTGTCATTCCATTAGATGCAACTTTGGATTATGTCCCATTGAATTTAAATGAGGCTGATATTGAAACACCACAAATTCAAGCAGTTAAGCAAAAGATATATGACTATTTAGGTATAAATGAAGCTATGGTAACTGGTAACTATAGTGAAGACCAATGGCAATCTTTCTATGAATCTATCATTGAACCATTCGCTATACAGTTATCCTCAGAATTGACAGATAAGATATTTACCGAACGAGAACAGGCATTCAGCAACCGTATTATTTTTGAAGCGTCACGTTTGCAGTATGCAAGCACCAAATCAAAAGCTACTGTGATTAAGGAGTTGTTACCGTTAGGCGTACTCACGATTAATCAGGCTTTAGACTTGCTTAACCTACCACGTGTAGAGGACGGGGACGAACGTATTCAATCCCTGAACTATATAGAAAAACAATTAGCGAAACAATATCAAATCGGAGATAAGGAGGCGACACCTGATGAAAGAGATTAGAAGTGCAGAAATACAAGCAGAAACTCGAAACGATGAAATGGTGCTTGAAGGTACAGCAATCGTCTTTGATAAACCTGCACTGATTAATACACCGACAGGCTCATATACTGAAGTCATCAAACGTAATGCGCTGGACGGTTTAAAATTCAATGACACACGTTTATTAGTGTCACATGATCATAACCGTTTACCATTAGCCAAATCTCCTAAGACGATGAAAATATGGCGAGATGATGCAGGCATGCATTTCAGGGCAGTATTGGCAAATACCGAAGAAGCCCGTTCAGTCTATGAAGCTATCAAACGTGGAGATATGTCAGGCGTATCATTTGGTTTCACAGTATCAGACGGCAGTCGATACGATGTAGAAACACGCACACGTACAATTACAAAGATAGATAAAGTATTAGAGTTTTCTGTGGTAAATTTCCCTGCTTATTCAGAAACATCTGTTGAAGCCAGAAGTCAAATGCAGGAAGCAGAAATGAGACAACAGCAAATTAATAAAGCGAAAATCAATTTAAATAAATTATTTATGAAGGAGTTAAAATAATATGTTCAATACAGTACAAGAAGCATTTAACCATTATCGCAATGCGTCGCTTGAAGATATTGAAACACGCGCTGGGGAAATCAGAGGCACAATCGAGAATGACCCTGAGGCAGATGTGACTAAGTTAAATATCGAGATTGAAGGATTAAACCAAGCGAAAGAAAATATCAAAGAAAAGGAGCAGGAACAAGTGGAACAACGTTCATATAATCCAATTACAGGACAACAATTTAAAACTCAAGATGTACCAAAAGAAAATATCTTTGGTTCAGATGAATATAGATCAGCATTTTTCAAAACAATGTTAGGACAAGAATTATCTAACGTGGAACAACGTACATTCAATCATGCAATGGATTTACAAAAAACTGAACATCGCGCAGATGAGTTTACATCTTCATCAAATGCGAGTGCGGTGATTCCTGAACAAACATTGAATGAAGTCATTCGTCGTGCTAGAACACAAGGCGGATTACTAGCTAATGTACGTTCATTCAATATGCCTACTAAAATCCGTATCCCAATTAGTACACCACAAGAACGTGCAGAATGGCATACAGAAGGCGCATATGTTGAAGCAGACAAAGCAGTTACAACAGCCGTGTCATTTGAAGCGAATGAAATTATTAAAATCTTCAGCATTTCAGTTAAAGCTAAAACAATGTCAATCTCAGCTTTCGAATCATATCTTGTTGAAGAATTGACTAACTGTGTTGTTGAAGCAATTGAATATGCACTTATCAATGGTACAGGTAAAAACCAAGGTCAAGGTATCTTAACAGGTATCACATGGGACAAGTCAAACAGCTTAACACTAACAGGCAAGTACACAGACTTCACACAAGCGCTAGGAATGCTTGCACGTGGTTATGCACAAAATGCTAAGTTCGCAATGAGTAATGCAACATTGTATAACCAAGTATACGGTGTGATGGATGCTAACCAAAGACCTATCTTTATCCAAGATGCACAACGTGAGAATGTCGGATATATCTTTGGTAAACCCGTTATCATTGATGACAATATCGAAGACGGTACAATTCTATTAGGTGACTTTAATTATATCGGTTATAACTTGCCACAAGGTATTATGCTTGAAAGTTCACGTGAGTCATCATTCCGTTCTGGTCTGATTGATTATCGTGCTATGGCAGTTGCAGATACACGTGTATTAGTTGATGAAGCATTTGTGAAGTTATCGGGTTCATCTACAACATCATCAGCATCAGCATAATATTATAAACCAGTTAGGGCATCAGTGATTAGCTGGTGTCCTTTATTCATAAAGGAGTGATCACAATGATTATATCTATTGAAGATGCGCGCAATACTTTAAGAGTGGATGGAGACTTTAACGATGAGATTATCATTCCATTAGTCGAGGCGATACCTAACTACTTGTACCTAACAACTGGGCGTGATTGGTTAGATGAATCAGTACAACCATTAGCACAGACAACAGCTAAGTTCATATTACAACTATGGTTTGATCCACAGACACAAGATAGTGAACGATTGAAGCGTACGATTGATAGTTTGTTAGTATCTTTAACAGCATTAGGACGTGATTTTGATGGCTAGAAGTATTCCGCAGTCCTTTTATAAGTCTGCTAAATGGATTAAGTGTAAAAACAGTTATATGGCTAAGCAAAATTATATTTGTGAAAGATGTGGGGCGCTAGCGAGTATTTGCCATCATAAAGTATATCTGAATGCTGAGAATTATAAGAATCCATATGTATCACTTAATCACGACCATTTGGAAGCATTGTGTCAAACGTGTCATAATCAGGAACATTTTGGAAGTATCGCAATTGGTGAAGGATTACAATTTGATGAAAAAGGAAACATTATAAAAATCAAATAAAATAAAAATAGGATACCCCCTATAACCTTGATATGAAAGGAACGCTTGGGAAACGGTGCTGGGAGTTAACTTATCCTCCACCCGACTTTCCAAAGTTTAGGGGTGGCTAAAAAATAAAGTTAGGAGTAATTAAATATGAAATCGATTAATTTAGAAAAACTTAAAAAGTATATAGATGAAAATAATGTTAATAATAAACATATCGCTTATGATTTGTTAGAAGAGTTAACTTTTATGAAAGCTACAATGGAAGAATTAAAGCATACTGTACGTGAGCATGGCGCAACATATATCTTTACACAAGGTGAACAGTCGTATCTTAAAGAAAACCCCGCAATGAAGGCATACAATACCACTGTGACTAAATACAACGCCACATATAAGCAGCTGCTGACGTTATTACCTGATAACGTAGAAGAATCCAATGAGTTTATGGATTTTGTAAACAATGCTTAATTATATTGAAGAATATTACCGTCAAATCAAAAGCGGGGATATTGTGGCATCTAAACGCATCACAAAACAATATGAAAAACTCATTGATGATATGTACAACCACCCTCAATATATTTATGATCATGCTAAAGCAGAACGTCCTATCAAGTTCATAGAAACGTTTTGCAGGCATTCAAAGGGTGAACTGGCAGGTAAACCATTAATACTAGACTTGTTTCAAAAAGCCTATATTTCGGCACTATTCGGCTTTGTAGATAAAGAGACAGGTAAACGCCGTTATACTGAGTCATTCTTCTATGTAGCGCGTAAGAATGGTAAAACAACAATGCTTAGTGCAATAGCACTATACATGATGATAGCAGACGGAGAAAGCGGAGCAGAAGTTTATTCTGTGGCCTCTAAACGAGACCAAGCGAATATCTTATTTGACCAAGCACATGAGATGATTAAGCAAAGCCCTGATTTGAGCCGTAACATCAGAAAACGCAAGAGTGATTTATATTTCAGTCACAACTTCTCTAAAATGCAGTCACTGGGCAAGAACTCAAACTCATTAGATGGTTTGAATGCGCATTTGGTCGTGATTGATGAATTACATTCTATACAAGATAGAAACCTTTATGAAGTGATGAAACAATCACAATCTGCACGTACACAGCCATTACTTATCATGATTACCACAGCAGGTACTCATCGGGGAACTATCTTTGATGATTTATATGAGTATGCGTGTAATGTAGTAGATGGTAATTTTAAAGATGATAACTTTTTACCAATTATGTATGAATTGGATGAAAAGAAAGAATATAAAAATCCTGAATGTTGGCAAAAAGCTAATCCTTCACTAAATATATCGAAGCGTGTTGAAGATTTAGAGCGTAAAGTAGCACGTGCAGAGAACGACGCAAACAATCTTACAGGCATACTCACCAAAGATTTCAACGTACGTGAAACTAGCCATAATGCATGGTTGACCTTTGAACAGATTAACAATACAGCTACATTCGATATTAAAGATTTTGCTGATTGGTATGCAATAGGCGGAGCTGACCTTTCAATTACCACTGACCTTAGTTGTGCCACATTGTTATTTGTAGATCCAGAAACTGAAATGCGCTATGTCTATCAGATGTATTGGTTGCCTGAGGACAATCTGAGGGAACGTGTGGACAATGACAAGATACCTTATGACAAATGGCATGAACAAGGCTTATTGCGTCTGTGTCGTGGTAATACGATTAATTACAGCGACATTACAGAGTGGTTTGTTGAAATGATTGAGGATTATGAAATAACGCCACTGTGGATTTATTATGATAACTATTCAGCACGGTATTGGGTGGATGAGATGGAAGGACACGGCTTTAAAATGGTGCGTACGCCACAAGGTGCTAGAACCTTAAGTTTGCCTATGCAGAATTTAGGTGCTGATCTAAAGAAGCATAAAGTGAATTATAATAACCATCCTATATTAAAGTGGTGTTTGACCAATACAGGCATAGAGACCGATAGAAACGGTAACATTGTACCTGTTAAGAATCAATCACCTAAACGTCGTATTGATGGCACAGCGTCTTTATTAGATGCATATGTGGGTTTGTTTGATAACTATGAAAGTTTTTTAAGAGCGATGTAATAGGAGAGGTGAACGACTTGTTACATCACAACGCATTTTTTCGTTTTGAAAAATTACACGACTCAAAATTGAGCTTTGACATGCATACTTGAGTTATTTACTCAAAATCCAAAATTGGTTTGTGTAAAAGTATACGCTCAAAAATGATTATATACATCTAGCACAAAAGGAGGTACAACAAATGGCATATCATTTTAATAATCGAATTAAGATTTTCCAGAGAGTCAGCAGTGGGCCAATGCCAAATCAATTTGAAGAAAAAACTATTGCAAAACCGTGGGCAGATATAAAAACGATTCGTGGCAATGAGTTTCTGGGTTCTGGACTTACAGCATCAGAAATCCCTGTGAGGTTCATTATTAGATATAGAGAGGGGATAAATTCAAAGCAACGTATTAAGTGGAAAGATTTAGATTTCAATATTGAATCTGTGCAAAATGATAACGGCTTGAATAGGACGCTAACTATATACGCTAAAGCATATAAATAGTGTGCTGAGAGAGTGTCTGTGTTGCATTGAGGAAAGAAACGCCTCACAATTATTAGTGTAATTTAAAATGAGGAGGTAATTATGACTATAAATATAGACTATTGTAAGTATTTAAAAAATAAAGTGAAAAAAGTCGATTATATTATAGGTAAATTGTATAATATAATTATGGAACCTGAAGAACTAGAATATAGTAGATCAGATACTTTAAAATTATCAGAATTATACTCAACCATTGATGTCATTGAAGGTTTATGTATGACAGATGATCAATTTCATAGGTTTATAGAGGACTACGTTGTGCATGTAAGATTGTTTTACTATAATCTGGCTGATATTATTACTGGTAAAGAAAATAATATATCATGGATTACAGAAGAGTATGATATGTATGTGAAAGTATTTAAAGAAACATATAAATTATTAGATAGTATTGAATGA